TATAAATTCCGATCTTAATGCATTTGATTTATTATTATCGCATAAATAAGCTTTGGGTAATTGATGATAATCAAAATTAGTTTTTTTTACAGTATCTTCTTTTTGATTAAAATAATTAACTGAGCTCGTATTTATATTATAAAAATTAGCCGAATTACTATCATTATAATTAAATTTTATTTTATCTTTATTCTGCATCATTAATATAAAAAATATATTATTTTTTATATTAATTTAATTTTGTATATTATAGATCTCCTAAATTATAGGTTTCAAATATATATTTATCATCATAGCGTAAATTTAATTTGGACTGGTTTTGTATAACTTCATAATTAGGATAGCTAAATAATGAACCAGTAAATACTAATTTTTCTTGTATTGTAGAATTAATATTACATAAAATTCTAGATTTTGTAATGCCATTATCATCTTCATTTCCTAAAAATACAACCCATTGATACAAGTTATTCTTCTCTTCCCAAATCATAAGTTTAGATTTTGTTATATTATTAAGAGGTGTCTGAATTATTTTTTCTTTCTCAGATACCATTAAATATGTACCCAATCTATTGTGCATAAAATTAGTAAATAATTTTTGCATAAATTTAGATATATCTGGTTCTGTATTAACCAATAGATATAATTTATTTAACAAGTCTTTTGTTTTATCATCTACTTGCATCCCCCCTTTTTGTTTTAATAGATAACCAAAATTATCAGGATTTATAATAGTTTTAAATTGTTGTAATATCTTATCCTGATAATTAACTTTAGCATCATAATCTTTATATATACGACCTGATATTTTATATAATTTATCATCACTAGTTATTGGTTTTCCATAAATATTATATTTTTGAATAATATCATTATATTTAGAATCAATTAATACAAGATAACCATAATTTGGAACATAATATTCAATATTATTAACTATATAAATCCAAGACCCTACATTATTTGAATCATAAAATAAATCTTTTATATAAACATTATTCTCCAAACTAAAATTATCAATATATAATTCTAATTTTTGTAATACTGCAAAAGCATATACTAATTGAAAAATTACACTACACCATACTTCGTGAGTATGATAACCAGTTGATATCATTTTAATAATTGTACCAAATGCCTCTGACAAACTACTTGCCCATTGTATTATATTATTAGTAGGAGCTTCTGTTAATAATACTAATACTTTACCACTATCTTTATTAAGATCTAATTTATTGTCTTCATAATTAGTAATGTATTTTTGTTTGAATTTTTCAGCCATTTCAGGTGATTTAAACTTACCTTCACTTAAGAAACGATTATATAGATCTAATCGACTCTTAGAATATTCACTACTCTTTTCAGTAATCATTTTATTATTGCTATTGAATAATTCAGATGCCTGAATTTGATGTTTTTTATTTACTTTTTGTTGGTTCAAGTTTAACATGACAATATCCTCATTAGATATCTTTTTATTCTTAATTAAAGTGATTTTGCTCCAATCTATTCTTGATTGTGAATCAATTTTATATAAAATGGGACAAATAAAATTAGGAGCTATCTTATTTACAACAAGTTGTTTAACCTGATTATAATATTTAAGATCACGCCATACATCAAACATATCAGCATTAATATCAGCTACATTTTGACAAGTCATACTACCGATTGACATTTTATAAATTCTCATATTAATCCCCATAGATGATTTTGCCATACCAATCGAACTAGTGCTTTCATTAAATCGTACTGGATATGAAGACCTATATATTAAGAAATCTAATGGTAGATCATTATAAGGATTCTTCTGTAATGTGTAGGGATTAATCTCTAATAATTTAATATAGGATAAGATAGATTTAGCACCTCCTGTAATTGTCATTTCTTCACCATCTACATTTTCTAACATTATATTTCTCAAGAATGATACTAATTCTTGTCTTTCATAAACTGATATGGCAGAATATGCATTTGGAGTTCCTGGAAGAACATCCTCGTAAATTCTATTAATTGTAGTATGATCTCCAACTGGATTTGCTAAATTTACATTGTATATTTTTTGTACAGGCGCTTGCTTATTAGATTGATTGTATTGAGTATGTGGGAACATTTTGCTAATCATTTCACCAGCATCATATGCTGGGATGGATGTTGGAGGGAATTTAGATTTATCATCTCTTTTAGTGGTATCGTAGATTTTTTGTTCTAGTAGTAGGGGTTGTTCTCTTTTAGGAGGTGCTTCTGCCATCTTCTTACTATATGTTTCTCTTTGATCATTTGATAAATAAGGAGTATTTGCTTCTGTTCTATAAGGTTTTTTTATCATTCTATCTTCTCCGCCAGATTGCTTAATATATCTAGTATTAGTTTTATTATTTGATTCTTTTTTTATTTTGCGTGTATGCATTATAATATTTGTAGAAATTTTTTTATTAGATATTTTATTATCTATATTATGATATAATTTAAAATATTTTGAATGTAATAAATCCTTATAATCATTATAATCGCTTATTGATTCTATGAACTCTATCGTATCATTATCCAGATTTTTACAGTTCATTAAATCTTTTGTAAATATTATAAGATCGTGTAATGCGTTTGTTGTATTATTGTTATCATTATAAAATTTAGGTATTGAGGCTTTTTCAAAATCACATATTTTAATACTAAATTCAGCAGATACATTATAAATTGTATTTAAGAATGAATATCTTTCAGGTTTAATATTGTCTCTCATATATAGAAAAACAGAGTCTGTTGTTAGATTATTATGTCTAAAACCATAATAAAATTTATTTATTTTCGCTAACGTGTAAATTAATTGAAATAATAATAACCTATAATTAATACTATTATTTTTAATACAATCTGATAATAATTTTAATGAATAATAATTTTCCTTAACTTGTATGCAACATATATCACTTAATGATTTATTATCAATATCTTCTTTTATTTTTTCAAATTTAGAACTATTAAATATAATATCTTTAATATCATCTACCTTCATATCAATATTTAGTATTGGTAGAAGAATATGAGGCGTCTCGTCATTTATAACTAATGAACTTAATAAATAGGAGAATAATAAATCATTATTAATTGGTGAATTTAAATTATTGATTTCATTTTTTGATTTATAGAATGATATTTTTATAAATGTTTTGTAGGACACCTCTGAATATCTAACCAATCTAATTATGTAAGATGTATCATCTATTGTATCTAATTTAAATTCATTTTCCAATATACTATTAACTAAATTTTTATACTCCTCACTCTCATTCATAGAATATTTAATATCATTTAAGCCTATCTTTCCCAATATAATTTTTTCTATATCGATAAGACTATTATCATATGTTTTACTATATAAATAACTATGTAATAAAATAATATTATCTTCTAATTCCATATTACTTATTATTATATATTATTTTTATACAAATTAAAATATATATTAATTAATTTAATTATATAGGACTCAATGTGTATAATATGACGTGTTCCTTGATGCAATCTATTCTCATACAATGATGTTAATTCTATAATATTATATTTTAAACTTATATTTGTAGTTATCTTTAATAATTTATTCATAATACTTTTTATTATCTTTAATGTTGATATATTAGTTATAAATAAAATATAGAACTGTTCTCTAATATTTTTTATTATTACAAATAATTTTTTAGCTGTATAATTATTTGGATTGATTATTATTTTAATTATATTATCTACAATAATTTCCCAGTTGTCTTTATAATTAATATTATATTTATATAAATTAAGCAACCAAATAGCCCTATTAATTTTATTATTAGAATTAAATAAAATTTTAGATAAAATTTCTGTATTAATACTAATATTTTCCTTATAACATATATTTAATATTATCTTTAGAATATCAACATTATTTAATAACGGGACTCTGACTAATAAACAACGAGATCTTAATGGTTCAATTATGTTTGATAATTGATCATTAATTAGAATAAATTTACACGTATTAGAATATTTTTCCATAGTTCTCCTTAATGCGGCTTGTGCATAATATGATAATTTATCTATTTTATTTATTACTATAATTTTAAATGGCTGATATTCTTTAATAATATTTAATACATTTGTTTTAGCATATTCTTGTATAATTTCCTGAATTAAATATTTATCAAAACCATTTGAATTGGGTTCTATAACAATATGATATTTAGATTGTTTAATTGTTATTTTTGTTTTTATATTAGAATAACCTGATATCATATATTCAACATCTTGTAGATCAATTGTTTTTTTCCCAAATAATTTTTCTAATATTTTATTAACAATATATTGCTTACATATACTGGACAGTCCATATATAATTAAATGTTGAAAATTATTAATCTTCTTAGGATTAAATATATTTTCTATATTATTTGAAGATTTAATAATATTATTAATGATAGATTGATAAGAATGGATCTTATCAAATTCACCATAATATTTATCTACAAAAAACATTATTAGTTAAATAACAAACATTATTTAAATATCATTAGATAAAAATTGATTTTAGAATTAATTAATAACTTATAATTAATTATTTAGAATGGAAGTTATTATAAAAAAAGATAATTATAATATTAAGAAAGAAGCTATTCTAAATAATAATATAAACTTAAAATGTTATAAAATAATTAATATTATCGAAAATATTATTCATAATGAACCAATTGGAATTAATAATTATAATAATCAACTTATATATAAAAAAACTGATATTAAATGTTGTATGTGTAATCATTTTGCTGAATATTATTTAAATGATGATAAAATATATTGTTGGAAACATTCACAACATATATCATAAATTTATTGATTGTGCTACTATTGAAAAAAATGAAAATGTATTAATTTATCTATAATATTTAGATAATATAATGAATCCTCCTAGTAGTTATAATATTTCTATTTATAATAAATACAAAAATAAATACATCAACCTAAAAAAAGAATTAAAAAAAGTGAAAATATTTTTATTTATATATATTCCTAAAAATGTAAAGAAACTAAAATGTAATAATAGATTTAATACAATTACAAATAAATAATTTTTATTTAATTTTATATAAATTCTTAATATATTATATTATGAGAAAGCTTGAATCAGAACACGAAAATCCTATTGATGATGTATTATATTGTATTTGCGACAAGCTAATTAATTTTTGTACTGATTATAAGATAACATCAAATATGATAACATTATTTCGTATTATCTTATCAATATATATTACGTATTTATTATATTATACTAATAAGATAATACATATAATAGTTCTACTAATTATATTTCATTTCTTAGACTGTATGGATGGACATTTGGCTAGAAGTACAAATCAAGTAACTAAAATGGGAGATTATCTTGATCATTTTGCAGATTTAAGTTTATTTTTTATTATATTTGTTTATATGCTTATTAAAAAATATCCTAATAAAAATATCATATTAATATCATTAATATTTTTAACTTATGTATTAAGTTGCCATATTGGGTTGCAACAATTACAATATAAGAAAACTAATCCACAAGCCACTGAAGAATCATTAGATTTATGTAATAATTTTCATAATTTATCTCTCGATACTATAAAATATACTAAATATTTTGGACACGGTACATTTTGGATAATTATAATACTTTTTATATATTATATAAAAATATCTTAATGATAATAATATGGCTTATATTTGTGTAGTTGATAATAATTTTACAAATTCCTGTAAAATTATAATTTCCAAAAAAATAATATATACCGCTTTACTTATATTGAAGGTGTCGGATCATCAATCTGAAAAAATATTGAATATAATAATAAAATATTTAATTGATAATAATTATAATATGAAAGGGAATTTATATGAAGATACCTTCTTTTATGAATGTGTTAATATTATAGTTCCTTATTTAAAAATGATAAAAACAGATTTTACTATAATAGATCCAAATAATAAATGTTTTTGTTGTTAAAAATTGTTAAAAATTAATAAAACTTATGCTTTGCAACATTTTACACATTTAGATATTTTGATACTTCGTTTAATTTATATATAATTATATATAATTATATATTATATAATGCCTATTTCATTTGACTTAGAAAGATTAAGAGAAAAACATAATTGTGTAAATTATTTTGAAACAGGATTATGGGACCCCCGATCAGATGTTTCCAGCAAATTAGCTTTGTCTTGTGGATTTGATAAAGTATATTGTATTGAAATTAGAAAAGATTGGGTTGAATTAGGAAATGACATATTTAAAGAACATATTATGACAGGAAAATATAATTTATATTTAGATGATAGTTCAAATATGAAAAAATACTTAATGACTGATTATTTTAAAAATAAAACAATGTTTTTTCTTGATGCACATGTTGATAATGATAATATTCATAATTATAAAAAAAAATGTCCTCTATTTGATGAATTAGAAGCAATTAACAGTATTGAAAGAAAAGATAATTTAATATTAATTGATGATTTGAGAATAATTAAAGAATCATTTCCTTGGGGCGAAACAAGTTATGGAGATATTGATTTTTTACAACAAATAAAAAATACTATATTAACAATAAATAAAGATTATAAATTTGATACATTAAATGGACATATTCAAGATGATGTATTATTGGCATATATTTAGAGCGGTATTTCAAACATCATTCTAAGGGTTGTTTCTAATAAAAAACAAAGTTTTTGTTAGAAAAATTGAAGTATCTATTATTTATATTATATTTATAATAGATATTAATGAAAAGAATTAAAACAGTAAACAAATTAAGAAATCGTTTTATTGATATTGCTACTGAATTTGATAAATTATTACAAGATACTGATGTTTTAACAAATGAAGAGCATAAAAAAATATTAGCAGATGAAAAAATGAAATTACTCACACAAATAAGTCATAATGAGAAAATAGATCTAGAATTATTAAAAAAGAAATATTTAAATTTTTCATCTGATGTTGATGAAAAAGTAATAATAAAAGAAAAGTCTAAAGATACAAGCAACAAAGATGAATTATTAAATTCTATAGTCATAGATAAAATAACATATTATTATGAACCTAAAGAAAATGGCATTATCTATAACAGCAATTCTCAAATCGTAGGTAGTTATATTAATAAGAATTTTAAATTTAATTAATAAAATAAAAGTTTAAAGAATATTTTATTACCTTAAATAATATGACAGGAGGACTAATACAGTTAGTGACTACGGGGATACAAGATGTCCCCATCAGTTCTAATCCTGAAATAACTTTTTTTAAAACAGTGTATAAGAAATATACACAATTTAGTATAAATCAGCAACTTAAATATTTAGGAGCAAAAAAATTTAATACAGAAGGTATAATTAATTTAGATTACAATGGTGATTTATTATATGGTCAGTTTTTTAAATTAGAAATTCCATATTTTGATATTTTAAGAAATACAGTATCAATTAAAAACTTACCAAATATTATAGATAAATTAGAATTAAATTACAATAATGAATTATGTATTATGATTAATTATAATAATAATTGGTACTTAATACCAGAATATTTATTTAAATTATCAAATATAACAACACTTATTAGTTCTATTGATATTGAAAATATATCAGATAATATAAATGATGCTAATTTAACTAGCTATCTAAATGTTAATAATATTACTGATGATATAGCTTATTATAATATTAAAGATAACGGTTTTTCACCTCTTATTAATATTTTAAAAATAAAAGGTAATTTTTGGGAACAATATTGGCTAGACATATTATCAACAACTAATAATATTCTCTTATCTAATGCTTTAACAACATTAGTATCATATCTAACTAATGTTAATAATAATCTAATTAATAAAATATATACAAATTATTACAAGACTTTTAATAATAAATACAACCAATATTTTAATTTTAATATGGGTATTAATGAAGTACAACAATATTTTAATTATATCAATACACCTAATAGTTTATTATCAACAATTACACAATATAACTGTGATATGGATTGTGTTTATAATTATTGTAAGAATAATAATCTTAACTTTGACTTGTATAAAAATAATACATTACAATATAATTCATTAACAATATTATATATATTAAATAATTTTTATAATAATAATTTATTATATACTTTTACTAAATCTGATAGTGTTAATACTAATAACATATATAATGATATTACAGAATGGACGAGACTATTAAATATTAATTCTACATTACCTACTTTAAATAATCAAATTTATAATAAATATAAGGATAACTATTATTTATTAGAAAAAAGTATTAATATATTATTTACTAATTTTAAGATTACTGATAGTAATACTATTTACCCCATATTATGGTTATTCAAATTAAAATATGATAATATAATTAATTCTCAATCCACTAATCCAATTATTAATACTAGATTAAATTTTAATACTTTTTATGATATTACTAAAAATATTGAATATAATCAATATAATTATTTATATAATGGAATTTATAATAATGAAAATGAAATTAGAACCAAATTAAAATATAATACAACTACTGCACTTGATTTAATAAATATATTTGCACATCTGTCTTTTAAAATAATTAACTATTTAATTTTAGCAAAAAAACAACCAGTTCTTTTAAATCCTATCATATTATGGTCAAATAATGTAATGTTAAGATTATTCAATAGATATGTTCAATATCAACAACACCCATTATGGAATGGTAATTTAATTAATACTGATCAAACTTTCAGCTATTATATTTATCCTGGTAATCCTTATACTTATAATAATTTTAAAGATTCATTCTTTGAATTACTTTACAAAACATCATTTATTGGAAATATTTCTATCACCAATGGTGCTATGATTAATTTATTACAAAATATGTTGATTATACAAAATTCACAAAATAATTTGTATTATATTAATAATTATCAGTATTTTTATGATCTTAAAATTAATAATACATATACTTATAATTATATTTCAGCTAGTAATCCAACTACCAATATATTTATTATAAATAAGATTAGCAATACTATAATTATATTATATGATAATAATTATGATGAACAAAATATGAATATTAGTATTACACTAACAAATTCATCTCAAATTAATGATATAACTCAATATATTCTAAATATTAGAAAAGAGTTTATTCAAATAAATAATCTATATACTGGCGTACTATATATTGATATTAACAATATTATAAATCTACAATCTATTGTAAATAATACTATTATGACATTAAATATAACATATACTACTCAAATACCACTAATTATATTTCCACAGATTACCCAATATTCCAATAATCAAGTATTACGATATGATATTATAAATAAAAATGAAGACAATACATATAATTTAAATAGATTAACAGTTAATAATATGATTGATTTTAATTCATACAATGTTGGTATTACATTACCCAATCAACAATCTTTTGCAATATTAAATATTGAATATTATGATAACTCAAAAATTATAAAACCAAATATTAATTCAATAATAGCACCTATATTATCAACAACTAGAACAATTGATCCATCTAGTATTAGTATATCATCATCTATTTTGAGTCTACCAAATAGTAATCAACCTCCTTCTAATGATATTGTTATATATAACTACATGATATCATATATAACACATGATAATAAAGAATCCACAGCTGTGCCGATTATGAATAATCAGAGTACTACAGCTATTGGAGGTAATAATATAAATATAATAAATAATATTCCTATTTCTAATAATTATAATATAAAGGCAATAAATGTGTATAGGACAATTGGAAATACAACAACACCTTATTATAAAGTTCCAATAAATATAATAAAATATATAAATGATTTAAATAATAATAAGGCGACTACAGATTTAATAGATAATATAACTGATTCACAACTAATATCACAACCTTTAATAAATAATAATAATATATATTTTACTAATATTAATCAAGATTCAACTAATTTATATTATTTTTATAAGATATCATTTATTCAGAATAATATTGAATCATCTGCAACGCCTATTGTTGATTATGTATTTGCAAGTTCTGCTAATTATATTGTTTCTTTAAACAACTTGCCTAATAATATTAATATATATAGAACAATCGGCTTATCTTCACCTAATATAACTAATCCACAATATTATTATATTGCAACTATATCTACCAATACTTATAATGATACTATGAATGATAATATTTTAATAAAAAATCTTACTAAATTTCCAGTATATTCAACATATACCACATTATCATCTATTAATAAAGATAATAATAATAATTTCATATCATCAAATAAAGGATTAAATGGAACCTATTATTATAAGATTTCATACATATCAACTAATAATGAATCAGAGTGCAGTAATGTAATTGGACCGATAACTATAACTCATCAAGCAGTTAAATTAGATAGTTTGCCAATATCATTAGATAGTAATGTAATTGGAAGAAAAATTTATAGAACAAAAGGATTAAATGTAAATAATTATTATTTAGTTGCAACAATTAATGATAATACAAGTACAAGTTATATTGATAGTGTTGCTGATTCAGTAGTTAATAATAATATTATTCCTATTATTAATAATAGATGTGATAAACATTTTGTAAATATTAGTTTATCTAATAATATGATTACGCTTAGAGATTTAAATAATAATCCAATCAATTTAATTTTAAATTACAGTATAATTAATAATATGCATATTGATATTATTCCACAAAATAATTATTCAATTTATAATAATACACAATATACTTATATAAACCCTTATTATCAACTTAATCAACCAATTAACCCTAATAGTTTTTATTATCTTATTGATCCTACTAATTATACTAATTATATAAAACTTGTAATAGATAATAGTATCAATGGTTTAGTTCCATCTGATACAATAGACATAACAATTAAATATAATATATTAAGCATCCAACAGACTAATTTTGTTCCAAATTTAGAGCAATATATTAGTTTATCAACTGATTATAGATATTTTAATAATAAACAATCTAATGATTTTGATAATTATTTATTTAATAAACCATTTATGATGTTAATGAATACAACTAATACAAATTCATTTTCATCATACCCTAATTTAATTAATAATTTTTCAGAACCATATATTAATTTTTACAATATACCATTTAGATTAACTAAGACATCTATAATAACTATTAATAATAATAAAGTATTATACTTATTTCCAGTAGCATCATCCCAATTTTTCCTATACAATAATTTATATTATTATACTATTGATAATAATAATCAAATACCATTGTCTCCATCTACAATACCTAATGATTTTAGTAAACTAATATCAACTGATATTGATGAATTTTATTATAATATAATTGATATAACAATTAATATTAGAAATACAATTGTAGATTATTATTATAATCAATATAATGATATAGTAAATATTAATAATGATATTATAAGTATTATCAACCTTATTCAAAATATTGATAATAGTATGGATAATTTGTATAAGACGATATTTAATAGCACCACATTATATGGAACTACTACACAAACAATTGTTAATAATTTTAAAAATGTTAATACATTTAATAATTTATATCTATCAAATTTTCAAGATAATAGTAGTTTAGATCAACCACCATCTTTTTATTATACACCATATAATATAATATATAATTATAATATACAAATTAAATACCTTGATGTTAAGAAATATATTAAAAAAGATTTTTTAACATTCTCTCAATATGTATCAAGTTCTAAGTATTTAACTATGACATCAATATATAATATATACAGTTCAAAATATATAATATCTTATGATTTGACACACTATTTAAAAGATATATCTGCATATTTTATTCAACATATTCAATATGCAGCAAGTAATAGAGATTATTTAGCAATATCAAATGGAAGTAATATTGTAGATAAGTATAATACATTAAGTCAAAACATTGATTATATTAATAATATTGCATATAATTCAAAAAATTCTAGTTCGCAAGTAATTAATTTATTATATCCAATTCAAACTATTGATAACTTTTCACAAATGTTAATAAATAATAATTTAATACCCATATCATTAAATAATAATAGTATTACTACATATAGTACTGGTATATTAGATCAAATTAGTGAAAATAATAATTATGATTCCCAGTTAATTTTCGATAAAACAAACACATTTGATATTGATACATTTAATTTTATTGGTATAATAAGTCTCAATAATACTAATAATATTAATAATAATACAATTATGCCAGTATCTACTATAAACATTGGGTTGAATACACCTTTTGTAATAAATAATAATTTGAATTATACATATCCATCAATAACAACAAAAACACCTATGAATTATATAAAATTAAATAACTTATTAAGTGAATATAATTCTGAATATTATATTAGATTATTATATTTATATGATTATAGTGTGTATAATCATTATATATTAAAAATAAAAGATTTACCAAATATTAATTTTATTAATACTTATTATTATGCTTGGATATATCCTCAAACTACAATAACATCTATATATGATACAAGAATTATAAATAATATAAATCAGACAATTACATCCAACTCATTTATTATTACTAATAATAATATACTTACTATTACTCTTAATTTTGATTATAATATTACTAATAATACAGTTATTAGAATTGCTAATAATGCACAATGTAATATTAGTGAAGATGTATTATGTAATGTCATATCAAACTATCAATTTATAATAACACTTACAAATCCTAATTTATATAACTTAGCTTCTTATTATATTTATGGTTATCAAATTAATGATATTAATAAAATAATGGATAGTATCAATATAATCATAGATTCAAATGGCATTGTAAATTTCGTTAATAAAAATTTAGAACAAACTGGTGTATTTGATCCGACCACTCTCGTACATCCAAATATACCTGCAAATACTTATATTATATTGGATGATGTTATTTATTATTATAAGGGTGGTACGCAAATAGACATATCGCCTGTTTATAATACATCATCGTATTATTTAAGTCCTGGTAAGGTTAAAAGTATCAAAATAATTAATGACATTGTGATACAAAATAATTATGATTTATTTATAAAAAATCAGAATAATGATGTATGGACACACAATAGTAATAATATTTCATATTCTGTACCTAATTATCCTTATAAATATTATGTTAATAATTATTCATTAGAATCATTCACAACAGAAATTATTGATCCTACAACAATATTAGAATATAATTATTCATTCCCAAAGCCAACTATTAATTTTGGCGGTAATTATAATTCCACTAATAATACAATAGATTTAACATCTATATCATTACCATCAAATAGTATTTTCTATATATTAATCTCAAATAATAATACAAGTGTATTCTTTAATAATGATATTATTAATAATAAATACTATTATTTTACTAATCTTAATAATTATACACTATATTATTCATTACAACATCCTAATATTGTTAGTGTTGGAACATACAACTTATTATTAACTCAAATAGATGGACAGAATTTCATTATTACTAGCAATAATAATATATTTTTAGAGAATAATGAGATTATTATTATACAAGATACTATATTTATAGTACTTGGGAAAAATATAATATCTGGTAATTATGATTTACAAATAGTATATTCCATTTCATTAAATAAGACACCTAATATATCGGGAACTTATAATTTCTACTGGACGTTAGGTACTTATCAAAAATCACATTTCAATACTTTACCAAATGTTATTATGAATAGTACATTAAGATTTTATACAACAAAAGTTCTATTACCAGGTATCTCATATTATGATGGGATTAATATGTGTATTACGATGCAGAATGAGACTTCATCTAATTATATAAAACAATCTACTAAATTTCCATTATATGCAAATATATATTGTTTTACAGAAGACACATTAAATATAAAATTATTTTATGTTCAAAATAATGGTAAGATTTATTATTATTCATTAGATAATTTTGTAAAATTAAAGTTATATGATAAGATTTATTATAATAATAATATATATGAGATTACATATATTAAAAATAAAAAAATATATTTATATCCAGATATTACTGTTTTTCCATTAAATAAAACATTTATTGATTGTAAATTACCTTATCAACCATATGAAATAAAAAATATTACAATTAATTTGGATTATTCAATAACACCCAATATTGATAAATATAATATTATTATTAACGAACCTAATGATATCAATAAGCTAAAATTGATTCCTATTAGAGATAATATTATTCCAATTGAATTTAGATCTTATTTAGATGTAGGATCTTGTACAATTAGATTAATGAACACAAATTATAATGCCATATTCTCTAATTTATACAAAGTATCATCTATGCATCCTGTTAGTACAAATATAGATGAATTGAATATAACAATAGACTGTGGATATATTGCAAATGATGATACAATTCAGATATTAAATAATATAGATCTTTTCTATAATTATTTATTTAATTATATTATAAATATAAAGACTGTACAAACTGTTGGTAATACTACATTATATTATTTAAAGTTATTATATCCTAACAATATACCTAGTATAAATAACAAAAATATATTACTATCTCTCTCTAATATTACATTTAATCAATTTAATTATTACTCGCATTATAAATTTAAATATAATTATAGCTTGCAATATTATGATACTTTTAAACCTGCTGACACCATTAATATTAATAAATATACTCTAGTCAATGATATTGTTGTAAATATAGAACAAATATCAAATGTTGAAATAAATACATCTTTTTCTGTAGGAAATTATACATTTGATTACATAATAAATGAAGATATAACTAATAATTTATTCATAGTTAATGGTAATATTAATAATAATCAACCTCTAACAATATCAAATATAATGGCTTTTACAACATTCATTCCAAATAACGCAAGTTCATTTAATATATTTAGTTTGACAAGTACGAACCAATTAATTCCCAATATGCTTTGGAATGGTATTAGTACGCCAATAACAAAAATACCATTTCCTTATCCATTAACAGTACCAACACTAACTATATACAATCCTGGTGGCGAATATATTTATTATTATGGTCGCATAGTTAATGTTAATGATATACCAACTATTATAAATCCATCTAGTAATAATAATAATAATAATAATAATAATGAACTTCAACAAATTATATACTACCCAAATACGAATACAGGACAATTTATTAATATATTCCAAAATACAAACCAACAAAATATACCATTAATAAATAATTTGTTTAATATACCATTTATCACTGAGAATGACACACCATATTATTTAACATACGATGATTTAATCCTGCCTAATAATACTAATAAAATAAATGCAAGTTTGATGGTTGTTTATAATGGTCAATATATAAATGTTCTAAATTTACCAGTTGATTACTATGATAATAATGGATTCATCATTAATATGAATAATAATATTAAATACAAGTACTATTATAATAACTATGAATTTGATTATTATAGAAAAGTTGTAGTAAAAAATACAAATATTATATATGGTTCTTATCATCTTTTATTAGAAATAACAAATGATAATACTAATTATATCCACTTAGTGAAAATAACATATCCAAATAATTTATTATTTTGTACTAATACAAAATATGATTATACATCTACATTTTATTTAGACAAATTAATATTAATTCATATAAATTATAAAAATGAATTTACATTTGCTTCTAATAATATTCAGATTACTAATAAACTACCAACAGAAAATAAAAATAATATAGAACTAATTGCATCATATTATATAAGAAAATATAGTGTCCCTAATTATAATTTATTAACCAATAATTATCTACAAAATATTATTTTAGTTGATCAAAATAATCCAAATGGATCAATTGCACTTGATCTATCTAAATACCAATCAATATATATATATCCAACAGACACAACAGCTTATAATATAACTTTGAATACTAGTTTATCTAAACTAACAACTACACCGCCATTATATGTATATACAATAAAATCAAATGTATATTTTGATAATTTATCAATAATATATATAAAAGATACTAATTATATAAAATCTATCGTACAAACAAATATATGGGATGTCCAATTTAATAATCATAATGATAGCACATTAAGTTTTAATAATAATTTATATGAATATAATATATTTAATGTAAATTTTTATAATACTTCTAATAATAATATACAAGTTTTTAATAATTCATCATTATACCAATATTATGATTATAGTGATATAATTAGTACTCCTGTTAATTTACAAATGAATTATAATATATATAATTTAAATACATCAATTGTAAAAATGGTCATAATTGATAATAGTATTTATAATCAAATATCTTTAGATCATACTATTAATGATATTAAGTTAATTTATGATGGATATAATAGTATTCCTATATTTATTAAAAATATTATTAATAATGATGTTGTGTTTGATAAATCTAAATTTTATCCAACAACTGATAAATTAAATAATAAAATCCAATTACAGCTGAACATTAATATTAATGATATTATTAATTATGTAAAACCATTTATATCTAGTTGGAATTTAATATCGTGTTATACATCATTCACACCTATAAATCAATCTGTTATAGGTAATTCTTGTGTTATACAATACGATTCTACACATGGTATAATACAACAAACAAATTTACCATATAGTTTTAATATTCTTACAAATAATGAAATCATAAAATTATCGCAGTTTTTAAATGATATACAAAACCCTATTAATAATAATTATTATCAAATATTATTATGGATACAGAATGATATGTTTTATAATGATAATATAATAAATAGATGGATTAATAATATAGAATTTTTTAAGAATGTTCAATATTATGTAAATAGTTATTTAATTATAAAAAATTATAATTATGCTCAGTATAATTCAATTACTGGTATTACATACAGTTCAACTCAAGTTAATAATATAATATTTAATGGGACTGAAATATTATTTAATAATACAAGTGTCCCATATATTACAAATGAATTTACATATAATTCAACTAGCAAAATAGTGTATCGTAGTTCTGACAATTTAGCAAATGTACAAATGCAAATAAATAATTTTATAAATAATATCATGAACACATCAACAAATGATATATATTTTGGGGTAAATATTAATTATTTACTAACTTATTTAAATAGTCTGGGTAATGATTATAATAATTATATAAATAAAACAACATTAGATGTATATAATTATGAACCGATCAAATATTTAATGAATCTAATAGATAGTAAATATGATACATACAATGCACCAATTATAACAACAATAAATGATACTAGTAAAATATTTGATAATATAAATACATTATCTTATATTACTTTTACCAAAGATCAACAAATTGGATATAATGGGCTATATAGTTTAAATAATTATAAAATTACAAATAACTCATTAAATAATACTAATATTTATAATAATAATCCAATAAACATAATTACAAAAACATTACAAAATATTAATATATTTTATGATTTTAAAATAGTATTTAATAGTAATCTAATTAGATCAGATTGTAGTTATTCATTATCTTATTACAATGGTAATTTAATAGGAAGTATTGTTCCTACAACTACTAACAAATTATATTCTAATGAATTGGTATTTAAATCCTATTATAATTTAAAATCAACAGATATGATTAGAATTAATCAGACAAAACAATACAATATAACTCCATTATTATTAGGACAATTATATCAAATTACTTTTATACCTCAAATAAATGTAAATAATATAACAAATATATATTATTCAGGGATACAATTATTAATTGAACGAACAATTATAACGTATACTACAATAACAGATATACCATATAATATTAACACAATTTTATTAACTAATACACAAACTAATACACAAAGTAATATAGCAACTAATATATGTACTATTATTATTCCACCTACTCTGAATTTAAGTCAAAATAATAATATATTTGAATTAAGGTATAACACCATAATAAAAACAATAATTCAAGATAAAACTTATCCAATTGATAATTATAATAATTCAAAATATTTAATTAAATTTTCTAATCAATTATTTATTGATAGTTTAACTATAAATCAAAATAGTGTATCAAATATATATATAATAGTTAATAATAATATAGTTCCATTAAATTATGATGGCTCTAATTACTACATAATAATTTCACTAACCTTAAAATCTTATATAATACAGAATAGGAATTATATAATTGGTACATTCATATCTGTAGATTCTTCATATATTCAACAATATAATCAAAAAACTACAAATATATATCAATGCACTTTACCTGAAGATTTTATAAATCAAAGTTATACAAATCACGATAATGCTTCTATAATTTTAAATAGATTTACTTTAAATTCAACTATAAATATAATTCCAGATGATATCTATCTATATAATAGTAATATATTATGGTTATATTTTAATACATATCAAAATACATATACATCTACAATTGTACAGAGTAATTTAACGACGCAAATTATTACAAATTATCCAACAATAACAGCAACAACTTCTACTCAAAATATTATTGATAATACAATAATTAATATAACAAATAGTATTAATATGATAAATAAAACACAACAATCAAACATAATGAGTGCAACTTTACTAACATATACTCAAGATTTGGGCGAACAAGAACTACAGCAAATAAATTCAATATCTGCTGGTAGTACTATACTTCAGAATAATATTACAAATAGTACTGTATCAAAATCTATACAACCTGGAAATTACTATATTGCTAATTATTTGGGACATATTAATAATACTAATTATTTCCCATTTTTATATAATAACAATAGTATTGTTTTAGATTCTAATAATAATAAGATATTGGATACTAATTATTGCACACTTTTTATTTATAATATATCTAACATACCAGTTATTAATCAACAAACTACAATTAATATGATTGAAACTAACTTAATTGTAAATAATTTGTATATTAATTATAATACAAAAACTCCTCAAATTTATGGTGATATTAATTTAATTAATATAAATTCATTAAACGGTATTCTATGTTATAATAATAATGCAAGTCCCACTTTAATAAATTATAGTTTAATAACACCTAATCCCATAAAATATTATGGCTATACTATTATCCTAAATGGTAAATTAAATCCTAAAATTATAAATAATTTAAATTCTAATATAACTATTGTATTAGGAACAATTCCTATAATACTAACTAGTATTAATTATGATAGTATTAATAATAAATTAACAATCTATTCATTAACCTCCGTACCATCACCAACTCTTATAACTATACGAATTAATAACATTGCAACTATATATAATATTATTAGTATAGCAACTTACATTAAGTATAAATATATAGCCCTATTTACAAATAATAATAACTATACCTCTTTTCTATTACTAGGAACTAATAATTCAGAAGTAAATGTGTCATTGGTTAATTCAAATTCATTTTATATAGATAAATCGATTACTGGTGTATTATATGGTTATGATCAGCAAAATAATAATTTTATTGATTATTTAAATCAAAGTAATAATAATAGTCTTACAATAAATAATTATATAATAGAAAATAATAATAATAATTGGTTAATTACTATAGGCCAAATTCCTTCTTATTTCATTATTGATAATACTAGTTCATATACAGTATCATATACAGATATTATTGTTGATAGAAATGATAGTAAGCAAATATATCAACAATTCATAATAGATCTTATAGAAAATTCAGACGGAACAGTATCATTCTTATCTACAATTTATATTAATCAATTGTGTCCAATTACAATTACACGATATAATTATGATTTGACCAAGATATATAATAATCCTTATATTATCAAGTACAATGGACATCTTGCTAATCAGCAATATAATATAACATTTCAGTCCAATAATAATAATCTATTTCAATATAGTATATCGCCAATTCCAATAAATTTGAATATAATTGATAATATGAATGGCGATTATATAAATCAACAACAATTATTTTTTATAACTGATTCTATTGGTAATAATCATCAAATAAATTTTATAAATAATACATATCTAACCAATTCAATTTCATTCAGTTCTACTGATAATATCAATATTAGTAATGTAAATTTATTAAAATTAACAAGTTATTATATTAATAATATCACAAAAATCAATAATAAATCACTCGCTATAAATACTTCTAATTACAAAACTTTATTAGTACAATCAAATATTCTATATACTTATACCATATCACCAATACCTTCTATTTTAGGTAATATATTGGATCTAAATCAACACTATTACATTACAGATACTAATATTTTATCACAACAGATAAACTTTACAAGTATTATAGGTAATAGTATTTATTTTACCTCTCCATTTCGAATAAATTTAACTCCAACATTAATACTATCTAGTTATACATTACAATTTAATAAAATATTAAAACCCGAAGAGTATATTAAATTACAATTAAATTATACTAATAATCAAGAATACACTACAAATAATAATCTTTATATAATACCGTGTAATAATATGGACTTATCAATATGTTCTCAATATATGTATTATTTAACACTGCCAACTAGTACTCTAACAAGTATTATAAAAGTATTGTTCTATCCTAATCTATTAAATAATAATTTACAAAATATAATACCATATTTAACTATAACGGCATTAAATATTAAATGTAATGTTATTAGCATAGATATTAATAATAGAATAGTCTTTTCATCTCCTGTACAATTAGATCAGACTATGCAATATAGTATTATTATATATTTATTAAATAATATAACTCCATCTCAATATGTACCATTCTATTATTATAATATACCAATATCATTTTATCAAAATAGTGTTAATTCATTTAATATATTACAACAATATAGTTTAAATAATCTATATATATATGTTAATGAAAATACTATTAATAATTATAATAAATTATCAGTTTGTTCAAACTATAGTTTTTATATAATTAGCCAACCTAAATATAAAATAATTAATACTCAAAAGAAACAACAGATAAATAATAATATTAAAAATATTCAACAAACAATTAACAATACAATAGAAACTCCTGTTTTAGAAAATCCTAATAAAATATTTGAATATATAAGATTGTATATAGATGATCAATTAATTGAAGAATTAAATGAATTTACATTTAATACAGATTATAATTTATATTCTTCTACCGCAAAACAAAAACAATTAGATAAGTTAATTAATTTTAAAACATCAGGAAGCATAAATGACACAATCACAAATACAACCACTTTAATTTCATCTGTACCAATTAAATTACCTTTGCCAATTACACTCTACACACCAATTTCAAATATTAATATAAATAATACAGATACAACAATGATAGTAAATGTATATCCATATGCAGTACAAAATACAACAACTGCACAAATACCAATGCCCACAACAAATAAAATAATACAAATTAATAAAATAATACCTAGAAATAGACCTGAAAGTTGGGAATTAAATATTCCATTAAATTATTGGTTTAATTATGATGCAGGACAAAGCATACCTCTAATTGCAATGCCAAATAGTAAAATCTATATTCGATATAAATTAAGAGATATCTCTAGTATTATTAGTAATGATTTATCTAATAATAATTATAAATTTAATATTACTCCATCTATTAAAATATCATTATTATCAGATACCATATTATTAGATACAGAAGAGAGAAAGTTATTTGGTACTTTTAGCCACGAATATATGATAAGTGTCTATAAAACATATACATCTAAAATGGTTAATCAAATAAAAAGCACCATACCATATAATTTGAGTGGTTTAATTAAGGATATTATATTAATAACAAAACCAATAAATACAAGCGGTACAGCATATAATCAGATTATAAACAACTATGATATGAGATATCAAAGATATATAGATGCTTCTAATTATTATTCATTATTTATAAAAAATGGATACTATACAGATAATAATCAGTATAATTTTGTTAATGATTTTAATATATTGGAAAATATAGATTATGAGATTATTAATTATCCTAACAAGCGCTATAATCAATATATTACATTATTCTCAATGTATGATCCGCGATTTTTAATGTATTTTACGGATAATTATTGTTCGCAATTACCAATTAATTTGCAACAACAAACATTATTTTATTATTTAAAATACATGTATAATAATAGTCAGACTATTAATAAGATATCTCCAATTGATAGTATGACATTTTATGTAAATGGTGTTGAATTATTTGCAGCTAGAGATTCTACATATTTTACAAATGTAGTACCATATGATAAATTTAAAACAACATTACCAGAAGGTAATTATGCATACTCATTCGCATTATACCCTCTTGAAAAACAACCATCTGGGCATTTGAATTTTACTCATTATGATAGTGTGATATTTAAAATTGTATCAAATAGTAATATTATAAATGAGACTTATACAATAACTCCAGTTGTAAAAGAATACAACATATTAAGAATAATAAGTGGTATTGGATCGTTGGCTTGGTTATGAATTAAATAATAAGCCACCTATACCCTTATCAACTCTAAAGATACTGTAAAATATACTATAACCACGTAATAAAGCAGGGTTTTGATAACTAATTATTTTATTCATTGTTAGTTGAAGATATGCATCATCTATTCTACTAAAATTAATAGTACCTGATGGAACAGTGCTAAATGGATCTAAACAGAATGAATAAATATAGATACCATTATTTGTACTTGATAGTTTATATTGATATTTTGGTAAGTAGGTATAATATTCAGGAGTATATAATTGTAATGTTTCTACCGAATTTATAATTACTTTATGACTTGTTATTAAGTCCTCATCATCTTGTGTATAAGGGTATGATGTATAATTAAAATAATCATTAATATTATTATTAGATTGAAGAACACATCTCCAAACTATTAATTTGCTTGGATTGAATAATGATAACTTATATTTTACATTGAGTGAATTTACAATTTGAATAGGTAAATTTTGAACAACTGGTACAATATAATCATGGCTATTTTTCATAAAAAATATTCTTTCCATATTATCTAAAAATATATAATTTGATAATAAATAAGCCGAGCTGATTGACGGTGTTGTATATTTAAAATAATCTTCATCACTATAAATATAGGTTGATGACATTATATTAACAGTATATTTTGTATCTCTACCAGTAATAGTATAATTTGTATCATTATTTACACTGGGAATTAAGAATGTCCCCTTAATAGCAGTATAATATAAGTTTTTACTAATTACATCATAATAAATAAATCTACCTAATGCAATATTACCATTTACATTTTGTTTAATTATTTCATTATAATTAAACAATGAATAATTTTCTAAAATATTAATATAATGATCAGGATTCTGATTATAACATTTTGATATGTCATTAAATTCAATGTGAATTTTAATATCATTATTATATAATGCTAATAATGGCAATGCCAAACCATAATCTAAGCAAAACCAAAAAGATAACGGTATATATAATATGCAACTACTTTTATTATTATCATATCTAGTTAAAGATTCAATATTACCAATCATTTTATCATATCCAGTACTATTACCTTTTTTATTAGTTAATTCTTGCCATATATTTAACCAGTCTGCATAATGTCTATCAACTGTTATCCCTCCTATTTCAAATTCAATAAAATTAATCAACGATATACCAATTTTATTAACCCAAGACATTTTTTTAATATTTTGTAATAAGGGATTAGAAGGAGTTGGTGGTATGATATCAGGTAATTCGACATATAAATAAGTTTGTCCTAATAAATCAGCATTCTTACTTACATTTACAGTACATCTTCGTCCAAAATCAGGAGTTGTTTTAAAATATTGTGGTGTAGGTTCAATAGAATAATTTGTATATCTCTTATACGCAATCTTAAAAAATGTTATTTCAGGTTGTGCCGATAGATATAAATTTTCTTTTCCTACAGAAGCTAATAATAATAGTCCTAGTCCCATTATTATTAGTTTAGATTTTAGCTTTATAATAAATAATTATTTTTAATTTATTTAATTTTTTCCATCAAGTTTTTTCTCAAGTCTATCTAATAATTCAAAGAGGTTCTTGAAGAAAGTGTTATTTTTATTGAAAGTTTTTGAAACAAGTTTATCACGAACAGTTGTAAGTTCCTCTAATGCTTTACGATCTAATTGGTAAGGAACGTTCTGATTACCATTGGCCTGATCTTCGACTAAATTATCAGTGAAAACTTTAACATAGGCAATTGCTTTATGAACACGACCCTCATAATCTTTCAAGTTAGAAAGATAATTTGAGACATCATTATCAATTGCACTTACATCCATTGAATAACGATTGCGTAAGTTATCCATTAAACCAGTCCATAATTTTTTAGTGTAGTCAGCAGAAGGAACAAAAGCAGTACCATCGTCTAATTTGTTAAGATAAGCTTGAACTTGACCATTAGGTACAACATTATCACCACCACCACTTTGAAGAGCAAATGCAAAAGGGGAAGGTAATAATACACGAATGCCTAATGCAGTTGCTACATTAGTCATATTGTTATTAGTCATATTTTGTGCCTTTAAGAATGCAGCTTTGTATTCAGATAAGCTGAGAGGGTTTTGAGTCATTAAAGCTTTTAATCCAAATTTGCCAACTTTAGATTTATTAACTTGGTTGGCAAAAGGATTGGCAACACCATTACCGGTGTAATTAGGGTTTAATATAGCAGGGAAAGCATCAGTTGTTGCTTTAACAGCATCAAAGAAAGCAACAAGGTTGGTATTGCTGCGAATTTTCTTCATTAATTCAGCTTCAGATTTATCAGGGTAGTTGTTGGGATTTAACCATTGGCTAGTGGATTTTAAGCATCTAACACCATTCTTGACATAATTAGGCCAATCAAATTTCTTGACAACCCAATTAACGTGTAAGGGATCTACATATTTCAAATTCTTTACAAGATTTAAGAAACCAGCTTTATTTAAGGTGCTCATAAAGTTATTGCAATCATCAATGCTATCTTTTTGGCATTTGGCGAAGAAATTGTTGCATTCAGCAGGAGTATTTAAACCCAAATTGGTGCAAGTCTCGCCTTGTATTCTACTAGAGTTAGTAACTTGAGCATTTAAATCATAATCCTCATTTGCTCTACCATCTTTGTATTTCTTTACTAATTTACCATTAACATTTACAAATTCAAAATCTAAACCAGTGGCTAAAGTAGCGGCAGGTCCAGAGTTAAATAAAGAATCAAAGTTTAATGATTCTTTCTTAATAAGAGTCTCCGAATCTTCTTTAAGAGTGTTGTATCTCCATTTCACAGTGTTAATAGGGAAACCAACAGCTCTTGTAACAGCATCGTAGTATAGAGTACGAGGTAATGATCCACTTGGGGTGGTAGATGCACCAAAAACGTTGGTAAAAGCATTATCGTTAGTAACAGTATTACCTTTATCATCAAGTAAAAATTGATATATAAGTTTTGCTACTTTAGCCTCATTGGTGTTAACATTCTGTAATTCAGATAAAGCATTCCTTAATCTGGCATCCACTTTAGGAATAACACCAGCATTAAATGTACTAGAACGATTTTTTAACTCGAACAAGCGTTCTAGTAAAGAATCTACATGAATATTATATTGATTTCCTTTTCTAGGATTGACATCGTTAAATTCCATAGTTAAACCAGATGGAATTTGCTTACGGAATAAATCATTAATAGTAATATCAGAAGTATCGTTATTACGTTTCTTGTTAGCAACTGCATCATTAGCTATGACATGAATAAAATACTTCATACGCCAATCTTTAACTTGAGTTTTTCCATCTGTAGCAGTTGCAATGCCATCTACAAATTCAGCAGGATCATTTATATTAACACTATTAAAAGTTAAGCTCATTTATATATATTACTTTAGAAAAATTTTTAAATATTTTTATTAAATTATTTTTATTTTCTTTCCAAATATAATGTGTCCAACATGGGTAATGTTTTTAGTATTTTGTATAATACTATATACTTTAAAATTTTCAAATACTAAAATATGCGATATTCCATTGGGCATAATATTAGCTATTATTGCTGTATCTTATTATGTTTTTATGAATAATAATAAAGAAAATTTTACAAGTGATAGAAAAATAAAAGTATATAATTTCAATACAACTTGGTGTGGATGGTCTAAAAAATTTCAACCAGAATGGAATAAGTTTTCGGAAAAAATAAAAACTTTAGATAATAAAGATGAGTATGATGTTAAGGATATTAAATGTGATGATATTGAGAATGATGCACAATTAAAAGCTTTAACAAAAAAATATAAAGTTCAAGGTTATCCTCACATTGTTATAGAGAATACAGATGGCAATATGATGCCTTATAAAGGTGAAAGAATAGCAGAAGAATTATATAATACTGTTAAAGATTTATAAATTCTTTTATAAATTTTTACTGTTAAAGATTTATAAATTTTTTTTAGAAATTTTTTTAGAAATATTTAATAATTTATCATAAAATTCTAATTGTGTCATTTTATTCTTGTCAATACCATCATATCCTTTGTATAATCCATACCAAAACCCACCAATACAACCAGTTGTATCATTATCACCAACATGTATTGCAACATTAATCATAAAATTTTCCCACGAATATTTGCCATCAATATAACTATTTAATAAACAATCATATGCATAAATACAACAATCTAATCCAGTAATCCCCATATTATTCCAAATAATATCATATTTATTGATTAATGATTCTTTGTTTTTAACATATTCTTGTACCTTATCGCTAGGATTAAAACTCATTAAAAAATTAATATGTTTATTATTGGGAATATAGTTTTTATCTTTTTCTTGTAATTTAAATTCTTGTAATTTAAATTCATTATATCTTTTCCAATAATTTATATAATTATCTAATAATTTTATATCGTGTTCTTTTGGAAAATATTTATGTAATGTTTTATTATCATGTAATTTTAATAATTTATTTATCCATAATTTAGGATCTATATTATTCAATGCATATGCACTAAATAATGCCGATACAACACCACCCATATAACCAATATAATAATTATGGGTTAATACTGATGCTTTTATCGCCTCCTCAATTATTTTTTCTTCATTATTGTACCATTTAATACCTATAGGTCCAGTTCTCATCGCAGCTCCATTTCCCCCCATATTTTTACTACACGGAATACTCTCGTTATTTTTTAATAACATTAACGAGTCTAATGTGGTTGTACCACTATATCTTTTTTCTTCTAGTAATAATTTTGATACTTTTAAATATTCTAATTTATATGAAGTATTATTTATTATAGCTTCAGCAGTTGCCATTAATAATATTGTATCATCAGATGCATTCCATTTTCTAATATTAATCGAATTAAATCCACCTAATGAAAAAAAATCTAAAATCATATCTAACCAAACCTTATTAACAATATTAATATTATCCAATCTATGACCATAATTAAATTCCCAGATACCATTTCTAAAACCAACTGTTTCTAAATATGAAGCCAACATAAATCCTGCCTCAATTTTTTCAGACTTATTATTCATTATAATAGACGCATATTTTAATAATTATAAAAATAATAATTATTATAATATAAAATGTCAAAGATAGAATTAGATTTTAATACATTAAAATATAATTTATATGAAATATTAAATGTTAAATCTGACTCAGATGAATCTAAAATTAGAAAAAGTTTTATAAAATTAATTAAAACTTTTCACCCTGATAAAAACTCTAAATTAGAAGAAGACATATACTATCATATCATATTATCAAATCAAATATTATTAAATAAAGAGTCTCGACTAAAATATGATAAATTTTTAGAAGCAAAGATTGACCATTTTAATGAATTAAAAACAGGATTTAGTAAAGTGGAAAAAAATAATAAAATTCTAGATAGTGAAACAATTAAAGAATTTAATAATAAAGTTGAATTATTAAATAAAACACATATACAAAATTGTGTTATTAATGATGATAAAACATCAATATTGGATAAATATAATAATTTATTATCAACTAGAAATAATATTAATATAATTAAAGAAGATATCAAGACTTCTAAAGATTTTAATAGTAAATTTAATGAATATAAACAAAATGGGAAATTTAAAGATCAAATAGTAGAATATGATAATCATAATGATTTGGCAACTTATACAGGTGATTCGTACGTCACATTAAATCATATTGAAAAACTATATTTAGATGATACAATTACTACTACTAATTTTTCCAGTTTAGATCGAGCATTCTCATTAATACCAATTATTAACGAGGAAAACAATAAAAGTATAAAGAAAAAACTAGTTGATTATGAACAAAGTACAAAAGAATTTTCTAATCCAAAATTTCATATAAATAAAAAATAATTATAAATTTATATTTATTTCAACTTTAATAATATCATCAACAAAATCTGTTTGTGTTTCTTTATTATTATTTTTAATTGTATTATGTTTAATATGTATTTTTGCAGTCTCAATACCATTAATGAATAGTTTTTCTTTTTTCTCTTTATCTAAAATAAAATTACCAATAGTATAATTTGTATCATCTATTGATAAGATATTATAATCATCGTGTTTTAATTGTGAATTTACCATAATATTAATAGTCGCATAAAATACAGAGATAATAGAATCTATATTTATATTTTTTGATTTTGCAATAATACCTAATGTAGTATTTTTATTGCAATTATTAATAGGAAGATTAGAAGCTACTGCACCATCTATATAATATTTATCATTATATTTAATAGGAGAGAAAATAACAGGAATGCAACATGATATTCGTATCGCATCAATAACTTGCATTTCAGGTGTATTAATATAATCAAAATACTCTAATTTCATATCTGTAATATTTGTCCCTGTAATAATTAATTTTTTATTAATATGTTTATATAATTCTAAGAATGTTATATTAATATTATTAATTTTTGTTTTAATAAAATGTTCCATTGTTAATATTATCTTATCATTAGTACAAAATCCATAATTTTTAAAAATATTATCGCAATCAATATTTGGTTCTAGAATTGTAAAATCAAAATTTAATATGAAATCAAGCATCTCATCTATAGTATATCCTAAGACTAGTAATGTTGATATTATTGCACCAACAGATGAACCGATATAGGTTTTTATCTTATCTAATACAAGATACTCAACATTTAATAAATGATATATCGCACCAAAAAACGATATACCTTTTAATCCACCACCGCTAATACATAATGTATCAATATCCATTATTAAATCATAAAATTAAAATCTTTAAATATAATATATTTATAATATAATTATGGTAAAGGCTGAAGATTTAAGAAAAGATCAGAATGAGAGGAATGATAAAAAGAAGAAAACTTTTAAAAAAATATATAAAAAGATTGAACAAAAGATATCTGTAGCAAATAGTATAAATGATTATTATATATTATATGAAGTTCCTGAATTCATATTGGGTATTCCACTATATTCATTAAATGAAGCAGTTGTATATATTAAACATAAATTAAAAAAAAATGGTTTTAAAGTTGAATATTATCATCCTAATAAATTATTAATTGAATGGTTTCCACAAAAAAAATAAAATTATTTTGTAATATTATTAACCAAGTTGAAAAATAATATAATTGAGAATCCTATTAATATTAATATTATTGTATCTCTATTATCATTAACAAGATCTTCCAAATTAAATAATATTTTAGATTTCATTAAAATTTTAACTCTCTTATAGCATCTTTTACATTTTTTTATATGAACGATAATATCATCACAATCTATATTTGTACAAACCCGTTCTTCTTTAGTTCGTTTAATAATATTTGCTTCTTCGTTTGCAAAATTTTCGACATTTTTTTCTAATAAGTAAGGATTCATGTATTCTTTAAATTGCTTACTTATATGATCATTATTACTCCACGCATCTTTTAATGAACAATAATTCATTTTATATTTATAAATGCTAGATAATAATTTCTAAATATTAATTTAAAAATAATTATATAAAATCTTGATTTTATTTAATTATTTAATAATGCGTTGAATTAAAGAAAAGAATATTTATATTTATATAATGTCTGACTCAGAAACATCTGTAAAACGTGATGATAAGCTATTGGAGTTTAAAAAGCCACAAAGCACTGATACAGACTTATATTTTAATATGATTGGTAATACAAATAAAGTTATTGACAAAGATGAACCAAATAGTGCAACCTCTGAATTAGATGATATTAAAGAAGTGGATTCTGATAAAAGTTCTGATAGTTCTAGAAGAAGTAGTCCAAAGTCATCATCCAGAAAGAATTCTCCACGTAGAGACTCTCCAAGAACACATAGTGCGCATTATTCTCCCTCTCGATCGAGTATCCCCCAATTCCCAAAAGTTGAAGAAAAACCTCCAGTTGTTATGTCAGCTCAAGAATCTAGAATGAAAAAAATAGAATTATTAAGAAGATTAAGTGAAATAAAAACCAAGGGATATAAATTATCAAAAGAGTATGATTTCAATTCATCTATTGAGGAGATGCAATATGAATATGATCTATTAAAAAGTTTTGCAGAGAAAAGAAATGGTATTAAACTTTATAAAAATATTTTATTAAATGTCACTTCAGCTGTTGAATTTGTAAATGAAAAATATGATCCATTTGATTTTCATTTATCAGGTTGGTCAGAACATTTATCATATGATATTGATTCATATGATGATGTTTTAGAAGATTTATATGAAAAATATAAAGGCACTGGTAAGAAAATGCCACCTGAGATTAAATTATTATTATTAATTATAGCATCTGCATCTGCCTTCCATTTTACAAAATCACAATCAAACACAAGTAAAGTAAATATGGGTGGAGCCAATATCCTTGGTAATTTAATGAATAATAAAAAAGATTCATCGCAATTTATGACTGAACAAGAATTAAATATAGAAAAATTAAGAAATGAGTTAAAGAATACAGCAGCTAATCAAAAAGCACCACCTCAACAACCTCAACAGCAACAACAGCGCGCACCTCAACAGCAACAACAGCGCGCACCTCAACAGCAACAACAGCGCGCACCTCAACCACAACCGCAACAAAATATACCTTTACCTGCAAATATGAAACCACATTTACCATCGCCTAAAACAAATGTACAGATTAAAGCTCCAGAAAATGTAAAAGATATATTAAGCAGAATTCATAATTTACAAGCATCTAAAATAAATAATACAGATACACAGGATGAGTCTGCGAACAATGATAGAATAATATCAGATAGCACTTATTCTGAATCTAAGAAAAAAACAAAAAAAGCTAATATTTCAATATTCTAATAATTCCATATAAAGTTATATTTTACTAACTTAAAGATAAACTATCATTAAGTTAATAATGACCGAGTATATTAAGAAGAAAAGGGGCAGGAAACCAAAAAATAAAATAAATGAGAATGCGATATTAATAGATAATACAAATGATGTAAAAAGTGAAGATGAAAATATTATATTACATTTACCAATTACAATAAATGATATTAATAATGTCCCAAATATTAAATCATTTTTTATAAAACCTACAACTGATTCTAATGATAAGATAAAAAAATCTACTACCGAATCTCCTCAAGAAGAATATACAATACAAGATACAAAAAAGAACTATATTAATATTAATAAAATATTAATACATAATATTAATATTATTTCTACAACAAAATGTTGGTGGTGTCATTATAGTTTTACAACGCCATCAATCCAACTACCTGATGAATATCATAATAATACATTTTTTTGTGTTGGAAATTTTTGTTCTTTTAACTGTGCAAAAAGTTATAATTTGAATATAAATGATAGTTTAATATGGAAAAGGTGTTCATTGTTAAATTTATTATATTTTCAAACTTATAATAAATATGTTGATATTATCCCTGCTGCATCGTGGTTAATTTTAACTGATTATGGAGGTAATTTATCAATAGAAGAATTTAGAAATAATTTTATTTTTAATACAAAAGAATATTTAGTGCTACATCCTCCACTGATATCAAGACAAATGCAAATTGAAGAATCATACAAGATTAATAAAAATACGAATGTTCCTATTGGTAAATTAAACAAGATCTATTCGGAAATTGATTCTGAACTTCAATTAAAACGAGCCAAACCAATATCATCTAACCTTATGAATCTTGAAACTACAATGGGCTTGACAAGAACTAAAAAATAATTTAATGCGAACATGTATTTGTATTATCATTTGATTTAAAATAATGTTCAAATGGTTCGCACGATACTTTGACTTGTTTAGAATGAACTTTGCAATAATATTTTGTAATATTATCCACAGTATTTGTAAGACTTGCTTTTTTCCCACAATGACATTTTTGTTCGCTTCTATCAGTTAGATCTATATTATTCCAATCTACTATTGACCATGTACAGACTTCTTTCCCATCAATCATAAAATTATCTTTCTTTAACAAACAATAAGCCAAATGTACTACACCAACATCAAAAGATAATACAAGATCTTTTGAATCTTTTAAATTATTAGTCATAAAATAGACACCTTGAAGAAATGCATCTGCCAAATCATCTTTTTTTTTATTACTATTAAATTGTTTAGTCCATTCTGGTAAATGTTTGATCATTTCAGTGCAATATTTTATTCCAAGACTTTTAGTCAGTTTATATGATTTTGTTTCATCAGATGCTTTTACTTTAATAAGTTCCTTAGTATCTCCCTCATCGGCCAACTTGAGTTTATTAGAAGGAGACATAAATTTAACTTGGATAATATTTGATTTGGTTGTGTTTTTATCAACAACACCGCGAATTAAATAATAATCATAGATAGTATTTGCGATAGATTTCATTCGTGGATTTTTAAAAGATGGTTGATTCTCAATAACAACAGCTGATGCAGTTAAAAGATTTTTTCTTGATTCTAGCTCTTCAATTAGTTTTAATTTTACACTATCAAAATTTAATGTATTAGAGTTTTTTATTTTGAAAGATTTTAATGCTTTATCTTTTACAATATTCTTATAAGTTTGTTTCGCATGTATATTACATAGCTCGGTATTATTTGTAGTATTGATAAATTTGACTTTTTTATTACAAACCATTATTCATAATGAAGAAAATAATTTCTTAAACCTATTTGATTTAAGAAATTAATTTATTATAATATATAATGTCTTATATTAGTATCGATGATGATTTATTCGCAGATTATTTGACACAAAATGATAAAGATAATTATCTTGATTTTACTATGATTTTATATAATACAATGATATACACCATATTAGCTTCTTTAATTTTTAGTCATGAGATTTTTTAATTTCATATATTTATCTTTATATTTCATGTATTTGTTATAGGTCATAGAAAGTTTACCAGTTAATTCATCAGTTAAATTAAACCCTTTATGTTTATAAAACTTTTCAGCTTCCTCAGTTGGAATTAAATTAATTTCAACTGTAGCACCGTTAAAGTGTTCTTTAATTGCTACTAATACTTTATCCATCATTATACTACCTAGTCCTTTATATGGATATATTATATCAATTAAATCTTTTTCATTTCGTAGGTCTTTAGGAATATATGATGCCTTATTTGATTTATGAGTGTTTATTGAATTACAAAAATCTACTATTATTATTTGTTTTAAATCTTCTGTGCTTTTTTTATGTTTATTATCTTTAATAGAACACACACTAATTATATTATATGTGTCTTTCTCATAAATTAAAAATATCATAGTGTAATCATTTAAGCTGTATTTTTCTGAATTCAGGTGTAAATCCATCCAAATACAAGCGTCGTATAATTTATTGTATATTCTATTATTATAAAAATTTATAAAATGTGTATTATCTTCTTTGCTCATTTTTGTTATATCAAATGATGCAAATGTTAGTTCTGTACTAAATTGGTCTAATACCATGGTATCTGATACTTTAGGAGTATATACTATATCTTCAGCTTTAAAAATATCCTTGTTACTTCTTAAATTATCAAAGCCTTTTTTTATATCAGCAGGTATTACAGCTGACTCACTTGGACCTTTATTTTTTAAGCCTCTTATATCCCGTTCCATTCCTTTTAATTCTTTAATATAAGCTAAACTTGCATATCTTTTTAACACAATAGGATCTTTTAAATCAACAGCATTTGTTTTAGTTCCAACTTTAGGCACACGGTTTTTTGTTCCAAAAAACTCATAACCTTCATCATTATTTACTGGTAAGCTTTGAGGTTCTTTCTTATCTGCTTCTTTATTATATATGGAGGATCCAAATGATGCTCTTGCAGGTGATTCATCACTACTAGATAAAAAGCTTCTAAATGGTGATAAGCTAGCTGTTGGTTGGGATATCATTCCAATTGATTCAGTTTTAACAGGTTGTAATTCTTTATTTAGAGATAATCTATCTCTGAATGTTTTAAATGGATCTTCTTCTGACATAACTGGTTTAGATAAGCGTTCAAAAGGTCTATCAACAGTATCTTCACTTATACCAAATTCAAGACCATCTGGACTTGATGATCTGATTGGCCCTTTCTTTATTGATGGTTTTAATTCACGACCTAAGTTGCGACTAAATGAAAATGATTCTTGTTGGCCTTGAGATAATTGTTGTCCGTGCGATGAATGAAACTCATTATTAGCAATATTTTCTTTTTTAATTTTTTCTACTCTAATAGCAAATTTTTTATCCTCTATCGCACGAATGCGTCTCTTTAAGTCCTTTTCTGATTCATTTTCTATTAAGTGTACTAGATCATCAGCATTAAGGTTCATTTCTAGAGTACCATCTTTATGTCTAATTTCAATATCATTCATACTAAATATATGATTAATAGTTCCTTTTTCATCACTAACAAGACTATATACTTTATCACCTACATTAAAACCTGAACTAATTGAAACAATCGGTGCAGTAGGTTCTTTATAATCACGCTGTTGATGTTCTTGTGCAGCGCGTTCTCTATCGGTACGCTGTTGATGTTCTTGTGCAGCGCGTTCTCTATCAGTACGCTCTTTCTGTTCTCTTGCAGCGCGTTCTCTGGCTATGCGCTCTTTCTGTTCTTGGACAACACGTTCTCTGGCTGTGCGCTCTTTCTGTTCTTGTGCACCGCGTTCTCTATCAGTACGCTCTTTCTGTTCTTGTGCAGCGCGTTCTCTATCAGTACGCTCTTTCTGTTCTTGTGCAGCGCGTTCTCTATCAGTACGCTCTTTCTGTTCTTGTGCAGCGCGTTCTCTGGCTGTGCGTTCTTTCTGTTCTTGTGCAGCGCGTTCTTTCTGTTCTTGTGCAGTGCGCTCTTTCTGTTCTTGTCCAGCGCGTTCTCTGGCTGTGCGTTCTTTCTGTTCTTGTGCAGCACGTTCCTGTTGTTCTCTGGTAGTGCGGTCCTTCTGTACTTTTGCTAATCTATATGCTTCTAATTGAGCAGCTTGTTGTTCTTTAAAATTATCTGTTAGATTTACTTGGTCTCTCTTTCTACGCTCTTGTTCTATGCATAATTCTCTTAGTTTCTTAGAATTATTACTTCTACTCATTATAATAATTTATATATTTTTAAAAATATATAAATTAAATATTTTTTATAATTTTATATACTTTAGTTTTAAAAATTTGTTTATCTTTGATATGTCTTGTACCTTTTATAAAAAGTATTATTTTTTGTTTTAAATTTCTTTGAGTATTATTTATATTATTTTGTGGCGAATACGGAGCATTAATATAATCCATTATAATGGATTATAAAATAATTGAAAATAATATATAAAGATAGACTATCATTTAAAGTTAGTAATGAATTTAAACAATATTGAGAGTAAAAATGAATTTAAAGAATTTTTAGACACAACAAAAGAAATTAATAATTTACCAAATGGCATTAGTATCTCAACAATGTGTGCAACCTGTAAATTAAATACTGAATTAAATATTGATAATATTGAACATTTTTTACAATTAGATCCTGATGATATTATAACTGTTAAAAGAAGTACCACCAGTATTAGATCATTATTAACACAAAAAATAACAAATAAGAGAAATAAAAAAATAATTCAACCTGTTAAACCAAAAGTTATTAATTATTTTTATAATCAGATAACTGTTGTTATTCGAGTTAATGAAGGGAAAACAGAAGATATTAATAATGAACCAAGAATCAACTTAAAATTATTTAAAAATGGATCAGTCCAAATGTCTGGTTGTAAATCTGTCAGAAATATAAATATAGTGCTAAATAAGCTAATTGTTAAATTAAAAGAAACAAAAGCTAAAATTATTGATGATAAGATTATGGAAATTAAATTTATAGATAATCCAGAAGCACTTACTGTTAAAAATTTCAAAATTGACATGATTAATTCAAATTATCAAGTTAATATGAAAATAGACAGAGACAAATTATATAATTTACTTAAAAATAGAAATATTAAATGCTCATTTGAACCGTGTATTCGTGCGTGTGTTGTTGTAAAATACATCCCTATAAAATTTAATACAGAAGAAAAACAAGTTAGTATTTATATTTTCTTAAAAGGAAATATAATTATAACTGGTGCAAGAGATAGAGAACATATTATTGAAGCATATGAGTATATTAATAATATTCTTATTACACATGCTGATGATATTAATATTATTGATGATGATAAAAATGAAACAATGATATTAAAAATTTATGAAGATATTAAAAAGAAAATTGATAGTGGCTTGATAGTTTTATAAAATTTATTTATAGTTTTTTTGATGATATATATCATTTACAAAAGGATTATTATTTAGCGTGTTGATATAATTACTATTTATATAATACGATACAGTTTGATTTTTTGGTTTGCTATTTGTTTTAATTGTATTAATATTTTTAATTTGATCATTTGATAGAGTTGGTGCAACACTATGGTCTAATGCTTTATATGGATTTCCTGCATAACTATAAAGTATTGTATCTGGAAATTCAACATTTTTTTTCTCAATATAAGGTCCGTATAAATCAGCCTTACCATTTGCTGGGCGATTAAATGATACAACAGCTTCTCTGCATACATTAGGGGTCATATTGTTTGCAGCATCGTGAGATATTTGTGCATTAACATCTGTTCTAACATTACCTCTATAATTATTATCAATAGTAGTTTGTTTGATAGTATTTTTTGCAGTATCCTCAAATTCAACATATGTAGCCATATTATTATTATCATTCACGGGACCTATATATTTTGTTGTTTCAGTTGTCTGTCTTATAGTTTGTTTAGCTTTATCGGTAATATTAGTATAACCTTCATATACATCTGGTGCAATATTAGATATGATATTATGGGATGTACATTGTTTAATAGTCGGTTTTGCCTTATCGGTAATAGTAGTATAAGTTTCATTTACATCTGGTGCAATATTAGATATGATATTATGAGATGTACATTGTTTAATAGTCGGTTTTGCCTTATCAGTAATAGTAGTATAAGTTTCATTTACATCTGGTGCAATATTAGATATGATATTATGAGATGTACATTGTTTTATAGTAGGTTTGGCCTTGTCAGTAATAGTAGTATAAGTCTCATTTACATCTGGTGCAATATTAGATATGATATTATGAGATGTACATTGTTTAATTGTTGGTTTGGCCTTATCACTAATATTTGTATATGTTTCATAAACATCAGGTGCAATGTTTGATATTATATTATGGGATGTACATTGTTTAATTGTATCTTTTGCCTTATCAGTCATACTGGAATATGCTTGTGTTGATAACATAATACCTCCTTGATAATTAGTATTAACACTAGATCTTTGATTATCACATACTGTATAAGCTTTTGCATTAGTGAATACAGGTTTAAAAGTATTATCAGTTATCGCACGAGCATTATCGTTAAGATAATTTTCTTTTTTACTACCTTCAAAAGAAGTTTTACTTAAATCGGGTCCATCACCCATAGTGCTATTATTACTTGGACCAGGTTGATAATATTCACCTTCACCTCTTTGAGAATTCATATTTGTATAAATACCATCTTGTTTTTCTCTCTCAACATTTGCCTTATTAGCAACCAGATCACTAAACTTTTGTTCTCTAAAATCAGGTACTTTAAATTTAGTGGCATTAAAATCTGGACCTCTGACTTCACCTTTTTTCATTGTTTCTAATGGTTTATTTAAATAAGATATTTTCTTATTATCATCAATTCTTAATTGATCTACAGTAGGTGGATTAACTCGATATACAGCATAAGTACCCTGTTGAACAGCCCCCTCAACACCGGGTAATACTCTTGCTTTAGAAGAGAAGGGTAAATTACCCATATTATTTTTATTGGATGCTAGATATCTTTGTTTTAATAGGTCTGTATTAACAGGAGCACCATGTATATAACTTAGATCTTTTACAGGTTCAAATAAATGTTTATTAGGTTGTTTTAATACCACATTATTAGAACTACCAGTAAAAGTTTCCATTTTCCTTTGTGAATAACTTAATGATTTGTCAATATCTCTTTGTGTTGTACTAGGAAACATATTATTATGTACAAAATTATCTTTTGATATAATATTATAAGTGCCGTCTTTATCTGTTTCGAAGAAAGAAAAATTATCTCTTGCTTGAAGATCTCTTTTTAAAGATGCATTATATCCTATTAATGTATTATATGTATCATTTTCTCCAGCAGGATCTCCAATATTATCAAATCTTAAATCATCAAATTGATTTAGATATTCAGGTTTTCTATAATTTTGTCTAGCCTGATTATACTCTACTTTATCCATTGAATTTTTTATATTAGTAGAATAGTTAATAGTATTCTTCTTTTCAGTACTTTTATTTTTAGTTTTATTTAATCCTGAATATGCTAATGCGCCTAATAATATTCCTGACATAATATTATTAGATACATTTTAATTTTTTTAATTATTATTTTATTTTTTAATAAGCTTTATTAACAACACAATCTTGCGATACTTCATTACCTATTGCACAATTATCTGGTATTTGATACCCATTATTATTCTTTTGCGCATACACAGTAATGGGCTCTAATTGTGGTTTCTTCTTTTTAGCGTGAGGATATATGGGTTCTTGATCAATTGGTTGATCATCTATGTATGAACAATTATCCTTTACATATAAGCGTGAATTAAGTCCATATTTATCATCATTGTTTTGTACAACACATTGAGGATTAATAGGCAAATAAGGATTCACCATATATGAAGTAAGGCTCATGCCACGATAATCATCAAGAGGATTTGTGAATCTAGTATCTTGAGGAATTAATTTATTGCTACAAACTGGTTTATTTCTTAATACTTTATCATCTAATTGAGCAAGAGGATCATTACACTCATCTAATTTCTTCCTCCTCCACGATAATTGATTTTCAACATCTGCCATATTAGTGTAAGATAAATCATTAGAATCTCTTGCTAATGATACATCTGATTTTGAATTTCCCGGTCCATCCATTGCATAGCATTGATTACAATTCTCTGCATAAGATCCATATAATCTATAATCCCCTGGAAGAGTACTTCTATCCATTTTTAAATCATATGCACATTGATCATAAGTTAATCTATTAAATGACATTCTCTATTATATATAAATGTTAGATTATTTTTTTATATTATTATTTTATATTTTATTTCTTGCAGTAATTAATACCTAAATTATTTTCATTTAAAAGGTTTGTTGTAGGCTTTACTAAATTATTAGGTGTAATATAATATATAGATTGGCAAAGTTGAGGAGGTGAGTGCTTAGGATTTTCATATTTCTTGGTAGGATCAAATTTTTGACCAGGACATTTAGTACCAGGTCTATCTAAACCAAATAATTCACTTTCTACATCAGCACGAGCTTCTAAAGCTAAATTAGTATTATATTGGCAAGCAGGGCAAGATTTGCAATTTTCATATTTTGATAAATTTAAATTGTAATCTAATGAACTTACACTTTCTTTAACAGTTGTTGCATAAGCACAATTATCATATGTTAATCTATTAAAACTCATTTTATATATTATTATTTAGAAAAAAATTTAAACTTTTATTTACTGATTAAATTCTGTTAATAAATTTTGTATAAAATCATTTGGTAATAAATAGTTATTTATATATGAGTTGTTTATATTCTCTAACACCATTTCTTTATTTTTTAATTTATAATAAATGTATTTTATTTCTAATTGTATTAACCATCTTAACGACAAGTTAAATGGATATTCCATAAAAGGTATTAAATTATATAATAATATCTCCAATCTATTAGAAGGGCAAAAAATATTATTAGATAACTCATATTGTATTTCTTCTTTCAATATGGCAATTATATTTTGTTTTGCAATTACTGGTATTTTCAATAATAAATCTTCAATGTGCATTATTAGATCCCTGACTGTTATGTTATCCAACCCAATTTTATCAGATGGGGCAATATAATCAAAAATGAATGATAATGATTTCTCGTTAGATTCTTTATTATTATTAGTCAAAATATATTTCATTATTAACCCATAATCAATTTGATTAGTATTATTATGATATTTAATACTATTCCTAAACTCTTGATGTTTTTTTATATTAGCCCCATTTAATATCATAAAATTTATCATATTTGGATCTCCTGATAAACAAGCATATTCTAATAAGGTGTGTCCATTTATTTTATCAGGTGTGTCTATCTCAACACCAAGTGAAAAGGCAAATTTTAAAAATAAAGTATCGCCATTCTTAATAGCATAATGCATTGGTGTGAAACCCTCCTCATTATAAATATAAAAATCATCCATATCATAATATTTTTTTACTTTATTAATTTCTCCTCTATCTATTAAATCAAATAAACTATCTCTTAATACTAACATGTATTTATTTGTTTTATCATATATCTCATTTAATATTGTTTTTTTATCTTCTTCCAATTCATTCTTTGCGCATATATCATTATATATTAATAAAGTTTTATTAAAATAATCTTGAGCTTTATCTTTATCATTTTTAATATATTTGCGCCCACATAAATATGATTTTATACATTTTTTTATTTTATTATTTGTATCCATTATAAATAATAAAATAAAATATAAAAAACTAAAACGATTAATATGTAAAAGTTATTTTTGTATCATTCTCGACATTAAGTTGTTTTCTCGTTGATATCCCTCCTCTAGGAATATCATTCATCACAATATGTTTAGGATTCATAATATTTTTATCTATAAATTCAAATCTATCTATTGTTATTCCTTCTTTATATTGTTTCCACTCCATATTATCATCTCTAGATGATCTACCAAAATGTATATCGTTGGAAGTATCATGATTACCAAAACCTCGACCTGCGCCAATTGTTTGATTTGAATAATAAAAATTTGTAGTATCTTTTAAATTAATTTTATTATTATATTGTAAATTAAAATTTGTAGGATTTAACTCATTATTCATTTCTATTTTATTTTTTTCTCTAGAATTAAATATTGGTTTTAATAAAGAATTATCAGCATCATAATTTATATTATAATTTTTTAATTCTTGTTTTACTATAAATTTTTCTTTTGGTTTAATATTCATTATATTGTATTATATTTTTTATTCTACCATTACTACACGCCCTTTTTGATATCGTGGATCAATTGCTAATAAACAAGATCCTCCATATTCTTTACAATTTCCTCCATTCTCAAAAGTACTTTTATATGTCCATTCTGCAAATTTAGTCTGATCATTTACAATTGTAGTACTTGGCATTGTATAAAAATTTCTATCAGTTATATTATGCCCCCAAATATCTAACTCATCTGCGTGTAATCTTGATTTATATGCATTTCTAACATCTTGTTTAACATTATCATAATCACAAGCTTCTTTCCTATTTGGATTTTTCATATGATCATAAAGAGTAAAATTCATAAAAGGGTTATTTGGTTTTGGATGAAAACATACTTTGTCTTTAGCATCCGTCATATTATCACTAAATTGTTCTGTTGAACCTAAAAATAGAGAAATTATGATAAGTAATACCGATATACTTAACCATTTTGAATCTAACTTGCAAATAATTACTATTAATGAATAGTATAAAGCAAAACGAACAATTGCATTTATTTTATCTATTTTTGACAAATCATTAGTTGGGAAAAACTCATCCATATTGCTAATTAATACAATAGGATTTTTATACCATATTTTATTTTCGGGCTTATCATCATTATAATTTTCAGTCATTTATAATTATACTTAGATATTTTATTTAAGAATATATTATTAGATTTAACTATATGAATAATAATCATTCTTGGGTTGAAAAATATAGACCCTCTAAATTAGAAGAAGTATCATCTCAAAAAATAATAATTGATGCATTAAAAAATGTATTAATTACAAAAAAAATACCACATTTACTTTTTTATGGACCTTCTGGATCAGGTAAAACATCTACAATACTTGCTCTTGCTAAAGAGTTATTTAATCAAGATATTTCAATGAATCGGATAATTGAATTAAATGCATCGGATGAAAGAGGTATTAACGTAATTAGAGATAAAATAAAGAAATATTCAAAACAGTTAATGAATACAAATAATAATTTACCACCATGGAAATTTATAATATTAGATGAAGCAGATACAATGACTACAGATTCTCAATTTGCATTGAGAAGAATAATGGAACAATATTCTAAGATAACAAGATTCTGCATAATATGTAATTATCATACAAAAATAATAGATCCTATTATATCAAGGTGTGCATTATTTCATTTTAAACCAATTAATGAAGAACATATTTTAATGAAATTACAATTTATATGTAATAAAGAAAATATAAATTATAACAATGAATTATTAAAAAAAATTATAGACCTATCACGAGGGGATTTAAGAAAGGCAATTAATTTTTTACAGAAATGTTATAATATTTATAACAACTCATTTAATATGGAACTATTGAAAGAAATTTCTGGAATTATTAGTGATAATACCTTTAATGAATTGATTAATAATATTATAAAAAAAGATACTATTAATGTTGATAAGATTATTAATAATATACACATTGAAGGATATTCATTAGTAAATCAGATATTGTTATTTCATAATTTTATTATAAACTCTAACTTTACTGATGATATAAAATCAAAAATTATTATTTTATTATGTGATATTGATCATAATTTAATAAAAGGGTGTAATGAATATATTCAATTCTTAAGATTGGTTTATTACATTATGAGTATTATTTAAACAAAAAAATATTAATTAATTTATGAATGATTTCCTACCATGGGTTGAAAAATATAGACCAAAATCTATAGATGATATTATAAGCCACGATCAGAATATTAAAACTATTAAACAATTATTATTAAATAATGCACTACCGCATTTATTATTTCATGGATCACCAGGTACTGGTAAAACATCTACAATTAATACTATTGCTCATGAAATATATGGTGATAATATTAAATTTATGATAATGAAATTAGATGCTTCTGATGATCGAGGAATTAATTCTGTAAGGGAAGACATAAAGGGTTTTGCTGAAAAATCAAATATGTTTTATACTGGTGTGAAATTAATTATTCTGGATGAGGCAGATGCTATGACATTTGATGCACAATTTGCATTAAGAAGAATAATTGAAAAATATTCATCAACTATTAGATTTTGTTTAATTTGCAATTATGAAAATAAAATAATACCAGCTATAAGAGCTAGATGTGCTAATTTTCGTTTTTCAAATATTAACAGTATGTTTATTTATAATAAACTAAAATTTATTAGTAATTATGAAAAACTATCATATGATGATAATGCTATAAAAATAATATCAATGCAATGCAATGGTGATTTGAGAAAGGCTATAAATACCTTACAAAACATATCGATGCAAAATAGTCATATTACAGAAGAATTATCTTATAGTGTTATGGGAACTATAACAAATTATGAATTAAATAATATGATAGATATTTTATCTAATAAAGATTTAAATTTTATTCAAGTCTATAAACAAATAACACAAATAATTAAGAATAATAATTATTCATTACATAATATATTAAAAGGATTAATATTAGTATTAATAAAAAAAAATAATATAGTTGCAATAGTTGCAGATTTATCTAATCTAGAAAATATAATTACAAATTCTACTTTTGATGATATATATATATCTCTTCTAGTTAGTATATTTAGAAAGAATATTATCTAATATGTAATCTAACAAGATAATCCCATTCTGACATTACATTTAGATCATTATGTCTTAAATAATTTTCCATGTATGATTTTTGGATCTTATTTTCAACAACTTTATCTTCTACAACTAGTTCAGGTTCATTCTTGAAAAAATTAAAAATATTGAAATAACTAAATACATTTAATAGCATTGTCCATATACGACTCATTAATAATTAGTATAAATAATTTTTTATATATTAATAGTTATTTATATATAAAAATTGGACATTGGGAATAGACTATAATATTCTCCAGCTAAGGGTTTATTATAAAAATTGAACATAGCTATTTATTATAAAAACTTATGTTCTACAACGTTTTTATAAAAATTGAACATAGCTATTTATTATAAAAACTTATGTTCTACAACGTTTTTATAAAAATTGAACATAGCTATTTATTATAAAAACTTATGTTCTACAACGTTTTTATAAAAATTGAACATAG